CAGGCGTATGGCCACCAGCTAAGCACCAGCGTAGACCGCGGCATCCAGTTGGACACCGTGCGCGAAATGCTCGGGCAGATTCGGGAGATTCTGGAGTGAAACAAGGCGACCGCGTGCGCCTGTCAGATGGCCAAGACGCCATGGTGCTGGAGGTCAACGTGGCAACCCTGCGCGTGGCCCGCATTCGCCCCGATTGGCCGTTTCCCGGCCTGCCTGAGTCGGTGCTGCGCGGCACGGTCAAGCGTCTGCCGTCGCGGTATCTGCGGGAGACGCCTGCAGATGTGGAGCCGGCCCGGTGGTAACCGGGCCTCGATGATTTTTTAACCTGCGGCGTGGCCGCAACGAAAGGAGAGAGAGTGCAAAACTACGAGGACTTCGTGGCCGGCAAGCGCCGCGCCGAGGTGGGCACTGGCCACCAGCCGGGAGAACTGAACCCGCATCTGTTCGACTTTCAGCACGCCATCGTTTCGTGGGCCGTCAGGCGTGGGCGGGCGGCGATCTTTGCGGATACGGGGCTGGGCAAGACCCTGATGCAACTGTCATGGGCTGACGAGGTGGCATCGCACACGAATGGCGCGGTGCTGATCCTGGCGCCGCTGGCCGTGTCAGAGCAGACCATCGAGCAGGGCTCTACGTTCGGCATCACGGTGCGGCGGGTTCCTCACGGTGGCTCACCTGATGCGCCTGGCGTCTGGATCACGAACTACGAGCGCATGGATGCCATCGACTTCGGCGGCTTGCACGGGCTTGTGCTGGACGAATCAAGCATTCTCAAGGCGCACGATGGCAAGACTCGCACGCGCATCATTGAGTCTGCGCAGGGCGTCCCGTACCGCCTGAGCTGCACGGCAACTCCGAGCCCTAACGACTTCGAGGAGTTGGGCAACCAGTGCGAATTCCTCGGCGTGATGACGCGCACCGAGATGCTGGCCACATACTTCGTCAACGACACCGGAGACACCGGCACATGGCGCCTGAAGGGATGGGGTGCCTCGAAGTTCTGGGAATGGATGGGCACATGGGCCGTGGTGCTGCGCAACCCTTCGGATCTCGGGTTCGACGGTTCGCGCTACGTGCTTCCTGCCCCGCAATACCTCGAGCATGTGGTCGAGACAGACCCGCTGGGCAACGACCTATTCAGCCGGCCTGCGCAGACCCTGACAGAGCGCCGTCAAGCGCAGCGCGGCAGCATTGAGCAGCGGTGCCGGGCGCTGGCCGATGTGGTCAATTCGGAATCGTCTGAGCCGTGGCTGATCTGGTGCCATTTGAACGACGAGGCCGAGCTGCTGCAGAGCCTGATTCCTGGCAGCATCAACGTGCAAGGGTCAGACAGTGCCGAATACAAGGCCGAGCAGATGATGGCCTTCAGCCGTGGCACTCTGCGCGTGCTCATCAGCAAGCCGAAGATTTGCGGCTTCGGCATGAACTGGCAACACTGCGCACGCATGGCGTTCGTCGGGCTGGATGACTCGTTCGAGAAGTTCTACCAAGCCGTGCGCCGATGCCATCGGTTTGGCCAGAAGCGCAGCGTGCAGGTGCATCTGTTCACTGCCGAGAACGAAGGCCAGATTCTGCTGAACCTCAAGCGCAAGGAAGAGCAGCACCACGAAATGAGCGCGAACATGATCGAGCACATGAAAGACATCATGAACCATGAGCTGTCTGGGCAGCAAAACATCGTGGACGAATACCGCGAGGACACTCACGAAGGCGACGGGTTTACCGTGCATCTGGGTGACTGCGTGAAGTGGACTCGGCGCATGGCAGACAACAGCATCGATTACTCGGTGTTCTCGCCCCCGTTCGCTGATCTGTTCGTCTACTCAAACAGCGACCACGACATGGGCAACTGCCGCGACGATGCGGAGTTCGTGGCCCAGCTTCGCTATCTGATCGGCGAGTTGTTCCGCATCATCAAGCCTGGGCGCAATGTCAGCTTCCACTGCATGAACCTGCCGACCACCAAGATGCGGCAAGGGTTCATCGGCCTGCGTGATTTTCGGGGCGACCTGATCCGCGCATTTCAGGATGCCGGCTTCATCTACCATTCAGAGGTGTGCATCTGGAAAGACCCCGTAGTGGCCATGCAGCGCACCAAGGCGCTGGGCCTGCTGCACAAGACCATCCGCGAAAATGCCAGCATGTCGCGCATGGGCCTGCCTGACTACGTGGTGACGATGCGCAAGCCTGGAGACGCCGAGCCGCGTGTAACGCATGGCGATGATCTGCCTGTCATGATGTGGCAGAAGTACGCCAGCCCGATCTGGAGCGACATCGACCAGGGCCGCACGCTGAACAAGCTGCCAGCCCGCGACGAGAACGACGAAAAGCATATGTGCCCGCTGCAACTGGACGTCATTGAGCGGTGCATCCATCTGTGGACGAATCGCGGAGACTTGATCTTCAGCCCGTTCACTGGCATTGGCTCTGAGGGCTACTGCGCAGTGAAGATGGGCCGTAGATTCGTCGGCACTGAACTGAAGCCGCAGTATTGGGAGTTGGCCGTCGAGAACATCATGGACGCCACACGCGAGCAGCGCGGGCTATTCGCAGCATGACCCGAGGCCGCGAAACCCTGCGCGAAGTCATGCTTCGCAACCAAGCCGCGATGGATCGCTACTCCGCCATCAGCGGCAAGCCTCGCGTGCTGCTGGATATACCGCCTGAGCCGGCCAAGCGCGAGCCGCGCAAAACGTCAGGCCAGCCCACTGAGGCGCAGATTCTCAAGGCCATCATGGCGCTGCTGAAGCGCCATCCGAGGGTGGCCAGTTGCTGGCGCGTCAATTCAGGCACGTTTCAGGAGCGCAACCGCGACGGATCGGTGCGGTACATCCGGGCGAACACGGCCAATGGCATGAGCGACATCATGGGCGTGCTGAAAGACGGGCGCACGCTGGCTATTGAGGTCAAGTCCGCCACCGGTCGCATGCGTCCAGGCCAGGAGGAGTTCCTCGCCACGATCCGCCAGGCGGGCGGCGTGGCCGGGGTTTGCCGGTCTGTTGAGGATGCGCAGGCGTTGCTGGCATGACCGTCGATGACGACTACCGCGCCAGCGCTTGCACTGGAAAAATCGCGTTCGCGTCGTTTCTTCAGGCCCAGCGCGTAGGCGAACGCGCCTCGCGCCGTGGCCGCAGCCGGCAGATTTACCACTGCCCGTTCTGCCACCAGTTTCACCTGGGCCGCAGGCCCATCACCAAGCGGCGCAACCGCATCACCATAGAGGACACATGAGCTACGACAACACGAACAGCGGACTCCTGGCCAAGAACGACAAGCAGGGCAACGATTCCAGGCCGGACTATCGGGGCTCGATTAACGTCGACGGCACGGAATACTGGCTCAGCGCCTGGATCAAGACCGGGCGCGACGGCACCAAGCTGGCGGGGCAGAAGTACATGAGCCTGTCGGTGCAACCGAAGGACGATTGGGGCACGCCTGCGCCTGCACCGGCCCCGGCACCGGCTGCCGCGCCGGCACCGGCCCGCATGAACCAGGACCAGCGCGATGCTATGGCCATCCGTGACAGGGAACAGCGGGCGCGTCAGGCCCCTGCGCCTGCGCCTCGGGCGCCGACGAGCTTTGATGACATGGATGACGACATCCCGTTCTGACCATTGACTCAGGCCCCGATGACGGGCCTATACTGAACAAGAGGCAGCGCCGTGCGGCCTCGATTTTGACAGCACGGATGGGGGAATCATGCTGATATCGAACTACGAGGATGCCGCTTTCCGTAACAAGCGGCTGGAGAAGTGCCTGCGAATCTGGATGACGATCATGGGCGTCACCCGTGAGCAAGCAGACCGACTTATCTTCTCACTGCACGACCACAAGGGCGCCCTTCATGTTCTCTGGAACGATGATCCAACAGAGAGGCAGAAGCTGGCCTTCGTCGATGCGTGGAATGAGTGCTGCGAATATGTAGTTCATCATTCCACGAACCTGAGCGAACAACCCTACGCGGACGCTTGACCATGGCCGGCCTCGACTTCGACGGCCTGGCCCGTCAGCTTCTCGCATCGGCTGAAACTCACCTTTCATCCTGGCTGCCAGCCGGCCGCAAGCGCGGCAATTCCTGGGTGGCGGGCGATCTGAGTGGCGCCGCAGGGCAATCGCTCAAGGTCAACATCACCACGGGCGCATGGGCTGACTTTGCAACCGGCGACCACGGGAGCGACCTTGTGAGCCTCTACGCGGCCATCTACAGCCTTCCGATGGGCGAAGCCTACCGAGAACTCGGGGGCGAAACCAAGCCGGCTACGCGCATGAACGGGCACCACGCGAAGCCCCAGGCGCAGCAAGAACCTACGCGCCGCGTGGTGACGCCAGTGCCTGAAGCCTGCGCCGACTGCCCCTGCACGCACCCGCGCTACGGCCCGCCGGCCGCGCGGTGGACTTACTTCGATGGCAACGGCGAAGTGCTGGGCTATGTGGCCCGATACGAACCCGCAGGCGAGCGCAAGCAGATTGTCCCGTGGACATGGGACGGAGAGCGCTGGGGAATGGGCCAGTGGCCATCTCCAAGGCCGCTGTACGGCCTGCAGGAGCTTGAGGCGCGGCCAGAATCCGCCGTGTTGGTGGTGGAGGGCGAGAAGGCCGCAGACGCTGCGCGACGGTTTGCCGCTCCCTACGTGGTCATCACTTGGCCTGCCGGCGCCATGGCAACGGACAAGGCCGATTGGACGCCGCTGACGGGCCGCAAGGTGCTGCTGTGGCCAGACGCAGATGAGCCTGGCAAAAAGGCTATGCAGCGTGTGGCGCAGATCATCCATGAGCGGGCGTCCGAGGTTAAGGTGCTCGACGTTGCAGACCAGCCTGACGGGTGGGACGCGGCAGACGCGGAGTTCACCGGCTGGGCTGACTGCAAGGCCTGGATGACTTCCCGTGTGTCGGTGAGGGCGCCTAGCGCATCGGTTCCGGTGGTTCAGCGGGCGGCAGAGGTCATTGACGCCGACACCGGGGAGATCGAGCCGATACCGCCAGAGTTCTCCGACGACTCGCTGGCGCTGGAGTTCGTGGCGCAGTTCGGGGCTGGTCTTCGGTGGTCCCCGGGACTCGGCTGGATGCACGACGAAGGCACGCACTGGAAACGCGACGACCACCTGATACGGTTCGACTTGGCCCGCAAGACGGCGCGCACTGTGGCCATGCTGGCAGACGCCAAGATCCGCAAGCCGATCACCAGCGCGAAGACCGTCAACGCCCTGCTGTTTCTGGCGCAGTCTGACCCGGACATCGTGGTGCCGGCGGCACAGTGGGACAACGACCCGCTGATGCTCAACACGCCTGACGGGCTGGTTGATCTGCGCACCGGCAAAACGCACCAGCGAAACCGCCAGCAGTATCTGACGCAGCTTTGCAGAGTATCGCCAGACGCTGGGCAGAAAACCGAGCATTGGCTGCGGTTCGTTTCTCAAGTGTTTGTGGATGACGCCGACACAATCGAGTTTGTGCAGCGCATGTGCGGGTATTGCCTTTCAGGCGACAGGCGCGAGCAGAAGCTGTTTTTCGCGCACGGGCAGGGCAGCAACGGAAAATCTACGCTGCTGGACATCCTGATGTGGATCATGGGCACCTATGCGCTGAAGCTGCCCACGACGGCGCTGATGGCAAGCCGAAACGAGCGCCATCCGACCGAGCTGGCCCAGCTTCACGGCAAGCGTCTGGCCGTCAGCAACGAGCTCGAGGAGGGCAGCTTCTGGGCTGAGGCGCGCATCAAGGAACTGACCGGCGACGAAACCCTGACGGCGCGCTTCATGCGGCAGGACAACTTCACGTTCACCATGAGCCACAAGCACCTCATTGCAGGCAACCACAAGCCCCGGCTGAAGGGTGGCGACCCTGCAATGGCCCGCCGCATGGTGTTGGTGCCGTTCCTGCAGAAGTTTGAGGGTGCTGCCAAGGATGCCAAGCTACCCGAGAAGCTGAAGGCCGAAGCCCCCGGCATCATGGCCTGGACCATTGAGGGCGCTCGCAAATGGTACGCTGACGGCCTAGCCATCCCTGGCAGCGTTGAGGACGCCAGCCGCGACTACATGGCCGAGCATGACGACATCGCCATGTGGATCGAGGAGTGCTGCAAAACGGACGCAGGCACACACGCCAGATCGTCGGACCTGTACGCATCGTTCAGGCGCTGGAAGCAATCCAGGGGCGAGCATGAGCCTTCGCAGACCGTATGGGGTGAGAAGATGACCCTTGTTCCGGGGCTGCGCAAGGTCAAGATGGCCGGGATCATGACGCTGAAGGGCATCGACTTGAATGCAACGGAGAAGGCGCGGAATCAGGGTTTACCCTAGGTTTTTTGGTTTAGGGGAGGGTAGGGGATACTTATCCTGTTTGATACGTCACGCGCGCACACGCACGCGATACCCGATAAACAGGATGACCCTCCCCTAGTCTCCCCTGAGTGGTCACTAACTTTTAGGAGATGAAGATGGCAAACAAACCGACCAAATCCGGAAGCCCTGAGCGGGCGAAGATGGAGGATTCGGTGCTGGCGCACATGAATTCAGGGCTCACATGCTGGAAGGCTTGCGAGAAGGCCAAGGTTCCTCACAGCACGTTCATGCTCTGGGTGAGTCAGGATGCTGCGCTTGCTGACCGGTACGCGCAGGCGCGGGAAGACTTCATCGAGAAAGTCGCCAGTGAATTAATGGATATATCCGACCAAGACCCTGAAACTGTCGATGGCAAAAAGGATTGGGCCGCGATCCAGAAACACAAACTGCAGGTAGATACTCGCAAGTGGCTGTTATCGAAACTCGCCCCGAAAAAATACGGCGACATGATCAAGCTGGCCGGCCACGACGGCGGCGCGGTGAAACTCGTCGCGCAGTCTGACGATGAGAAACTCTGAGCGTGGATGGAGAGAGCAAATGCCTATTGCACTTGACGACAACGGACTGGCCTTTTTGCGCACAAAGCTAAAGACCGGAGAGTACGACGGCGCAGACATCATGCAAGCATGGATTGCATTAGACGAACTGCGCGAATTGCGGGCTTGGCGCGACAAAGCGTTTGAAGTCCACCCGAACCTTGACATTGACATTGACATTGAGGCGCTGGGCAACTCGACCCAACGCGCCGGTTAACCTGATCCGCAACGCCACGCCTGAACCATTCCGCGACCTGTTGCTTTCGATAGCGCGCAAGGCGCATAACACACGATGGCATTCCAGCTAACCGACCGCCAGAAGTCCGCTCAGCAAGTCCTGAGCGGTGACGCCACGCACCTGATGCTGTTCGGTGGCTCGCGCAGCGGAAAGACGTTCCTGCTCACGCGCAACGTGGTCTTTCGGGCGCTGAAGGCGCCGAACAGCCGGCATGCGATCTTCCGGTTCAGGTACAACCACCTGAAGGCGTCCGTCGTGCTGGACACGTTCCCCAAGGTCATGCGGGCCGCGTATCCCGGCGTGTCCTGGGAAATGCACCAGCAGGACGGTTACGTCAGCTTCCCCGGTGGCTCGCAAATCTGGTTTGCTGGCCTGGATGACAAGGACAGGACCGAGAAGATCCTGGGCCAGGAGTTCGCCACGCTGTACTTCAACGAGTGCAGCCAGATCCCGCTTTCGAGCATCGACACCGCGCTGACCCGCCTAGCGCAGAAGGCCGAGCAGCAGATCGAAGGTAGATCGCCTGTCCCGTTGCGCCTGCGGGCCTACTACGACTGCAACCCGCCCAGCAAGACGCACTGGACGTACCGCCGATTCGTAGAGAAGCGCGACCCCGACACCCGGCTGGGCCTGCCGCGGCCCGAGGACTACGCGGCTTTCAGCATCAACCCGACCGACAATGCCGCGAACCTGAGCCCGGAATACCTGCGGATGCTGGAGTCACTGCCGGCCAGGATGCGGGCGCGATTCCTTGAGGGCCGATTCGCAGACGCGAACCCGAACGCCCTGTTCCCAGAGGAGCATATCGACCGATGGCGCGTGCTGGACGGCGCCGTGCCGCAACTGGTGCGCGTGGTGGTCGCAGTGGACCCGAGCGGCGCGGACGACGAAGCCAGCGCGGACAATGACGCCATCGGCATCGTCGTGGTCGGCCTGGCCACGGATGGCGCGTGCTACCTGCTCGAGGACCTGACCGTGAAAGCCGGCCCTGCAACCTGGGGCCGCGTGGCCGCAGAGGCATTCGACCGGCACAGCGCCGACTGCGTGGTGGCTGAGGTGAATTACGGCGGCGCGATGGTGCGCCAGGTGATCGAGACAGCGCGCCCGCGCACGCCGTTCCGCCCGGTGACGGCCAGCCGGGGCAAGGTGGTGCGAGCCGAGCCGTTCTCGTCGCTGTATGAGCAGGGCAAGGTCCGGCATGTGGGCATGTTCCCCGAGCTGGAGGACGAACTCAGCGGGTTCTCCACCACCGGCTACACCGGCAGTCGCAGCCCGAACCGCGCCGATGCGCTGATCTGGGGTCTGGCCGCGTTGTTCCCCGCAATCACGGGAGCGACGGCGAAGAAACCGGACATCGCCGGCCTGGTAGTTCCGACCGCGCACCGATGGCGATAGACTTTCACCCGCTCGCGTAGCATAATCGCGCCCGATGCGCAATCCCCGGAGTCCCTGATGGCCAGAGAATCAACCGAACAGCGGCTGGTGCGCGTTCACGCTGAGGCCATGCGCGAGTTCGACAACATCCAGGGCGCGCTGCGCGATGAGCGCTTGAGTGCTTGCAGGATCGGCGGTTCTACTCCATCGCCGGGGCGCAGTGGGAAGGCCCGCTGGGTGCGCAGTTCGAGAACAAGCCGAAGATGGAGGTCAACAAGATCGCCCTTGCGGTGCAGCGGATCTTCTCCGAGTACCGCGCCAACCGCGTGACGGTGGACTTCGTGTCAAAAGAGGGCAAGGAATACGACCCGCTGGCCGAAACCTGCGACGACCTGTACCGCGCAGACGAGCAGGACAGCGGCGCCGATGAGGCGTATGACAACGCATTCCAGGAGGCCGTGGGCGGCGGCTTCGGCGCCTACCGCCTGCGCACGGTCTACGAGAACGAGGAAGACGACGAGGACGAGCGCCAGCGCATCAAGATCGAGCCGATCTTCGACGCCGACTCCTCGGTGTTCTTTGACCTGCAGGCCAAGCGCCAGGACAAGGCCGATGCCAAGCGGTGCTTCGTGCTGACCAGCATGACGCCTGACTCGTACCGCGAGGCGTACAACGACGACCCGGCGTCCTGGCCAAAGGAAATCCACCAGTATGAGTTCGATTGGTCTACGCCTGACGTCATTTATGTGGCCGAGTATTACCGGGTCGAGATGGTGTCGGAGACGGTTCGCATCTTCCAGAGCCTGGATGGCGAGGAGGAGCGTTACCGCGACAGCGAACTGGACGACGAGATGCTGGCCCAGCTTGAGGCCATCGGCAGCGTCGAGGTGCGCCAGAAGCGCATCAAGCGCCAGCGGGTGCGCAAGTACATCCTGAGCGGCGCGAAGGTGCTGGAAGACGCCGGGTACATCGCCGGCAAGCACATCCCTATCGTTCCGACCTACGGCCGCCGCTGGTTCATCGACAACATCGAGCGGTGCGCCGGCCATGTCAGGCTGGCGAAAGATGCGCAGCGCCTGGCGAACATGCAGCGCAGCAAGCTGGCCGAGATTGCCGCGCTGTCCAGCGTCGAGAAGCCGATCCTGGTGCCCGAGCAGGTCGCCGGCCATCAGGTCATGTGGTCCGAGGACAATCTGAAGGACTACCCGTACCTGCTGCTGAACCCGATCACGGGCGCAGACGGGAGCCAGCAGGCCGCAGGCCCGGTGGGCTACACCAAGAGCCCGCAGATTCCCCCGGCCATGGCCGCACTGCTGCAGATCAGCGAGCAGGACATCCGCGACGTTCTGGGCAACCAGGAGCAGGGCGACAAGATCGTCGCCAACGTCAGCGGCAAGGCCGTGGAGATGGTGCAGCAGCGCCTGGACATGCAGACGTTCATTTACATGAGCAATCACGCTGTGGGCGTGCGCCGAGGCGGCGAGATTTGGCTCAGCATGGCCCGCGAAATCTACGTTGAGCCAGGCCGCAAGATGAAGGGCATCGGCTCGCAGGGCCAGATGAGCACCATTGAACTCATGCGTCCGGTCATGAGCGAGGACGGCGAGGTCGAGCACGAAAACGACCTGAGCGAAGCCGAGTTCGACCTGGCTGTTGAGGTCGGCCCGAGCAGCAGCAGCAAGCGTGCCGCGACGGTGCGCTCGCTCACGGCGATGATGGCTGTCACGCAAGACCCGGACGCCCTGCGCGTGCTCCAGGCTGCCGCGCTGATGAACATGGAAGGCGAGGGCCTGACCGAGATCAGCGATCACTTCCGCAGGCAGTTGGTGCAGATGGGCGTGATCAAGCCGACCGATGAGGAGGCCGCGCAGATGGCGCAGGCTGGCGCGAATCCTGACCCGAATGCCATATTCCTGCAGGCTGCAGCAGAGGAGGCCCAGGCCAAGGCCGCGAAGGCTCGCGCCGATGTGGTGGCGACCGTGGCCGATGCCGAGCTGACCCAGGCCAAGACCATGGAGACGCTGGCCAAGGTCGGCGGCGAGGGTGGGGGTGCGATGATGCAGCCGCAGCCGGCGCCCGCGCCCGAGCCCGCAGCGCCGCAGATGGATCCGTTCGAGGCGGCCAAGCGCGAGCTGGAGCTTGAAAACATGCGGATGGACAACGCCGCGAAGTTTGCTGCCCTGGCCAAGGCGCTCAAGCAGCAGCAGGCCGAGGAAGAATCCGGCAGCGAAGAAGAATCAAGCGCCGATGAGTCCGATGATAAAGTCAGCGAAACCCTGGACGAACTGAAGTCCATGGTTGAATCGTTGGCCAGGCAGGTCGCGGACATGAGGCCGCAGCAGCCGATCATCGTGTCTACGGGCGGCGGCGGCAAGAAGATCCAGATCACCAAGACCTCCACCGGGTTCTCCGGTGAGGTTGTCAACGAAGACTGAAAGGGGCCTGAACCATGTCCATGACCAACGCCGCCGAAGCGGCACTCCTCGACCTCCTGTTCCTAAACGTGGACTGGGCCGACATTGGCGACGCTGCGGGCCTGCAGAACTCGGCCACGGCGGGTTCGTTTTACATCTCGCTGCACAGCGCAGACCCCGGCGAGGCGGGCAACCAGAGCACCAACGAGATCAGCTACACCGGCTACGCCCGCGTGGCTGTGAACCGCACGGCAGGCGGCTGGACGCGAACGGTCAGCACCATCGCCAACACCGCGCTGGTGCAGTTCGGTCAGTGTACGGCGGGCACCGCCACGGCCACGCACTTCGGCATCGGCACGGACTCCACGGGCACCGGCAACCTGCTGCTGAAGGGTGCGCTGAATGCCAGCCTGTCCATCAGCAACGGCATTCAGCCGCAGTTTGCTGCTGGTGCCATGACCGCTACGGTGGACTGATGTGGTGTACCGCTGCGCTCACTGTCGGGAACTGCTGACGCTGACAGACAACGAGTTGTCTCAGTGCTCAGAGCATCCTGACGGGGGCGTGGAGTGGTCACCCGACGAGGTGGAGTGGATACCGCTGGAGAACCCTGATGCCGTTTAGGTCCGTTGCCGAGGTGGCAAATGCCGTCGAGCAAGGGCGGCATCACATCCAGCATTTCATCCGCACATCGGTTTACGGTAGTTTCGGGACCAACCCGTTTGGTGATTTCAGCGTCGGCAGCGGCATCCCGTCTTACAACGCATACGTTGGCACCGCGCTTGAGGCCACGCAACTCATCGGCTCCCGCAACAACAGCATCTATGTTGGCCCCGGCATCAGCACGGAGCGGTATCTGCTCAGTATGTCGTTGACGCATGGCGGCACCACGGGCTTTCTGCCTTCGGTCTACTTTCTCGACTATTTGATGTTTTACCCGTACATCGACCTGGACA